GGGATCAATGCCATTGGGTGCTCAAAGGGGGCTGGAAGCATCAGGCAAGGTATTCAATATATCCAAGATCAAAAGATATCAGTCACAAGACGAAGTACGAATGTTTTGAATGAATACAGAAAGTATCTATGGCTCATAGATCGTGACGGTAAGGTCTTGCAAGAGCCGACGCCTGGTAACGACCACGCGATGGACGCTTTACGCTATGCCTTTGATGGATACCGAACGCCTATCCTTGAATACTTCGACGATGTTAAGTTTGTTCCTTCATCCAATTTGTAGAAAGTCTATTTTTGCTATAAAATATATCTAACCCTATGCCGAAATACACAAAGAAGGCAAAGGTTGAGGCCCAAGGACATGAAAAGAACGAGACGACCAGAACCAAGGTCGTTTTTGTAGATTCGGCGAAAGCAATGCAACGCTCTTCGCGTCTTAACCCAGACCCGATAGACCCGATGCGTCAGGCGAGTGCTCTTGTGACGAGTGAATTACAAGTTTATTCAGACTCTTCACGGAATATCAAAGATACAATTAAACGGGTGGTAAAGAACTACCTGTGCATCTTCGATGAACCGTACGATCCATACACGAATCGTAAGAAGATTTTTACGCCATTGACGCATAACATTGTCGATTCAGTCACGAAACCCGTAAAGGTAGAGGCATCGTCAATCAAGATCAAGCCAGTAACTGCCGAGAGTCGTGGAGCTGCCAAGATTCTCAACATGGTATTGCCATACTTTTTCCAGCAGATGGGGTTTAACGAGATGATGAAGCTCTTTGTCCACCGCGTCGGGTGGTTAGGCCACCAAGTGACGATTCAGGATTGGCTATACGAAGAGCGCGAACAGGGCGATGAATCAGATGCTACGACAGAAACGAAACTTGGATATCAGACACAGGAATATGAAAAAGAGGAGACACGCATTGTCGTGAATGATCGTCCACGTATTCGACTCACAGATATCATGGACGTATTTTGTCCTGCTAACGCCGAAAGCCTACCGTCTGCCGTGCGTAACGCTAGCGTTATCTTGCGTTCTATCGTCCCACTCTCTGATGTTCTTGGTAACCCGGCCTACAATGACCAGGTAAAATCACGCTTAAAAGGATTTACACAGCAAACCTCTAACGAGAACGATAGCTCGTCATTGCAGCGTTACGCTTTGGCTGGTTTTGGTAATGGCGAGGTTAAAAGCCAAGCTGGCCAAACAGCCCAACAGGTGAACCAGCTCGTAGCAGTTTACGAGCGATATGGGACAGTGCCTAAGTCGTGGATCACAGGTAAGGAAGAGGACGGCTTGATTAGAGTTCAAGCTATTATTACTTGCTTAGCGAACGAAGGTTCGACGTCTACCATGGAGGCCGTGTGTATCCGTCCATCGGTATTCGGAGACTATGGGCCGTTTGAAGAGGCCGCCTATAACAAGATCATGGAACGATGGATGGGCGAGGGTATTGGCGAGCGGCTTATCCCATATCAGGCATGGCAAAACGAGGTCGTGAATAACCGACGGAATAACGAGCTATTCGTCCAACATCGGATGTTCTTGTATCGCAAAGGATCGGTAGACCCGCGTTACTTCTTTTCGCGCCCAGGCGGTGGCATCCCTGTAGAGAACATGGCAGACGTCCAGGCTCTACAATTCCCCGATGTTTCGCAATCCTCTTTTGCGGAAGATTCTGCTATTGAGTCAGCGGCCCAACGTCTTGCTGGCGCGGCCATGACGCCGATTCAAAAGAAAGTTACAGCGGCAGAAAGCAACAACATCCAGGCAAATAGCAATCTCACATACAATGAGCTACGGGATACGATAGAAGGCTACGTCGAGAGATTGGTGCTTCACCACCTCTTGCCGATGCTAAAGCGGTACTTCACGGAAAAGAAGTCTATACCTGTCCGCATGTCTATCTCTGAATTGCAGGTTCTTGATACCTACAACGGATATGAGCCTTTCTTTACCGAGCAGATTGGTGATGAGCGTTTCTTGTTTATTGATGACCCAACCGTATTCGATGGAGAGTTTGCCGTGACTGTTGACCTTGAAGCTACGGCCAATCGCGGTCAGCAAGTGGCCGCTATCACAAACATTATTGCGCTTGGTTCAAAGATCCAAAACAGCGGTATCAATACACAATTTGCCTTACGTAAGATCGCGGAATTGTCAGGCGTCTACGATGATCGCCTGTATGAGGACGCGAAAAGTGCCGTTCCCACAGGTGTCACATCCCCGCAAATGCAAGCGATGCAGCCGCAACAATTAGAGCAGCAACAAGCTACGCAACAACAATCTTCTAGCCCGATTATCTAAAAAATGATATTATGAAACGTGTTGAGGCAAAAACACCATTAGAAAAGCAAGAGTTTCTCATTCAGGACGCCGAGCGTACCAAGTCAATTTGGCTAGACGCGATGCGTCATGAGAGATGGCAGCTTCTATCCGCGTTTCTAGAGTCTGAATACTTGCGGTATTCAGACATGGACGCTGACAGTATGGTGAAGTTAGCTCGAAGGAATGAAGGGCTAGCGTTGATACGTCGCATATTCAAACTTATTAAAGAAGACTGGAGTTCCGTTGATTTACATATTGCCGATTTTGAGGCATTGAAGTCGATGGATAATGAGCTTCCCATGCCGTTTGACCCGTACAAGATGGGTTGAGGAAACGGGATGGGCAGTAACATGCCCTTTTATTCTTAGTTTTTTCCACACACATGTTGGAGACACAGCAAACCCACCCAACCGACTCCGATGGTTCGTCGGAAGGTAACGAGGTGAATGCGATGGTCGAAAACTCTTCCGATTCTTCTGGTAACGGAGCCGACGCGAAACCGCAGGCATCCGAATTGAAGATCATTGAGAAAGCAACCGGCCGTCGTTTTGAGTCAATTGATGAGGCTGAAAAATACCTCAAAAACCTCAATGGCTTAGTAGGCGATTATTCAATCGCTAAACAGCGCGAACGTGCAGAGTTGTTTGACGCGACGGTATCCACCATTGCCCACGACCAGGGCATTAGTGAAGAAGATGCGCGTAAATACATCGAAGATTCCGTTAAACCTCAACGAAAACAATTGATACCGAAGGCATCGCAACGGAAGGAACAGGACGTACAAATCTCCTCACGGGAAAGCGAATTACAATCTCGCCTTGAAGAAGTCGAGCGTAAGACGTTCTTGCAGGAGACACCAGAAGCTAAAAAGTATATGGACAAGGTCGATAAATACGCGAAAGCGTACGGTCTGCCATTACAAGCGGCTTTTGAAGAGTTGTACGGCCCAGTTATCCGTGAAATGCGCGAACAGTCGCAATCCGAGAAGGTTCGCATGGAAAAGATGAACGCACGTGTCACATCGTCGTCATCTTCACCTCCAAAGCCTCAGGATGATAAGTACGCACGCCTTATGGCTGAGTACAAAAAGACTGGAGACCAAAACTTGTTTCTACAAGCCTTAAAGGTCAAACAAGGCATGGAATAGAGATGTAGATGTGATGCGGCTCTAACCTTTCTATATGGCCGCAGACAATATTCTACGCACCTATGGGGATACTTCTATCGCAGAAGATGTCCTCGATCTCATTGAAAACTTAAGCCCGTCAGAAGATACGATTCTTCGCACGATTGGTAAATCTACCGCGTACGATGTCGTTCACTCCTGGCTTGTTGACACGCTGCCGACGACCGCCGCCGTCTCTGAACAGGCTGCCTCGTTCTCTGCTGGTGCTGCTACCAACCCAACCCGTTCAACTAACTTGATCGAGTTCATTACGTTGGATCAGTCAATCACGGATCAACAGAACAACGTGAAGCACTACGGGATGGGTGACCGTCTCGCTTACGAACAGATGAAGATGATGAAAGCCTTCCGCAATAAGCTCGAGGCCGATATCATCCGCTCGTCTCTCGTGTCTGGTGCTTCTGGTACTGCCGCACAAATGGCTGGTATTATCAATTGTATCTCGACAAATAAGACCGCCTACGCCTCTGGTACGGTGTGGAACCAGTCATTGCTTGACAGCTTGATGCTTAACGCCTGGAAGAATGGTAACGGCGATCCTGTTACTGATATCTTCGTTGGTGGTGAGTTGAAAGCCCGTACCTCGCAATTCGCCGGCCGCTCTGGTACGCAATTCGTTATTCCTGCCGATCAAGAACGCTTGGTTACGACCACCTCGAAGTACACCTCTGACTTCGGCGATGTCTCCATTCACCTTGAACGTTACTTGAATACGAATTACACCGGGACAGCCGACGCTACTGCCCGTGTGCTTGGTATCGCTCGTTCCAAGTTTGCTGTTTCATACCTCCAAGGGTCTGAACCGAAGCTTGAAAAGTTTGCTCGCACCAAGAACGCGACCGACATGCGTGTTTCTACCAACGCCACGGTCGAGTCTTTGAACGAAAAAACGTCGTTCTTTGCTGAAGGGTTTCTTGTTAGCGCGTAATGATCATAAGATCACGAAAAGCCACCTACTTTGGGTGGTTTTTTGTTTTATGCTATAATTTCAATATATGGAGGCTAGCACATTATTTGGCGTACATATCACTCCGAGTGATGAAGTAAACTGGAATGTTGTAGATCTGGTTATCACTAGATACGCAGAACGGTATCCAGCGGAGATTTTAGGTTGCGAGAAGATCGTCAAAGACTTTCGATCACGGGCAAGGACAAAGTTTGCTGAAACTGGTGGCGATATGAACACTCGTCATCTTTTCGAAATGCCAGATCGTTTGCAAACAGCACTCGATATGAAATATCCAAAGTTGTTCACGGGCAAGAATCTCATCACGTTTTTAAAAAAGTATAGATTATTTTGTATCCCAGAAAAACTATGACCA